CGGACCATATATTGGCAGTATTGAGCTTAGCAACTGCATTACCAGATGTTCCTGTGTTTTCTGTTGCTGCACTTCCTAAACCGAGGTTTGTGCGACCCTCTGCTGCTGTCGTTCCGCCATGTCCACCTTGCGCTATTGGAACTGCCCCGTTAGAACCTTTCTGGGCCAATTTACCCAGTGCGGGAATGGTTACACTGGTCCCATTAATCGTTACTGTGATGGTCTGGTTCGCTGAGGTGCTGGCGAACGTCTCCCATGCTCCGATATTCTCGTCGTACTCATTAATGAGCTGAGACATACTCTGCGCCAGGCCATCGACTGAGAGGCTGTCGGTAACGAGGATGCCGTACTTCTGTCCGCTTAGTGCCGGTGAAGCAGCCGGGGTAACGGTTAACGATGTGCCACTGTTGATAGCGGTAATCTGAAACATCTGAACCGGATTAGAGAGCACAATAATGGTCTGGCTCACGCGAATCTGGCTCGCCGCCGCTGTCCAGTTCGTTCCGGTGCCGGTTGCGGTATTCCCGTTGATGCTGATGGTTCCGGTGTTATAAATCATATTTTCTCCAGGCATAAAAAAACCGCCGAAGCGGTTATTTTATTAATCGTAGTTTGCCGTTTTTATGGCCGTCGTGGTCGTATGAAAGTCCACGCCGGAAGGGGTCCATGAACCAGGGGGGATTTCGCCCATCCTTGCACTGATGAGCGTGTTTGTGCCGTTGTAGTAACAGCACATTCCTATTGGGGTTTGTAGTGTTCCAGAAGATGATACGGCAACTCTGTACCCAGCAGCCTGTGGCACGATTGCATATTTACCAGCCATCGTGTAATTGATATTCACGCCATTATTCGCGCTGCCACCAGGAACGCCAATCTGAGTCAAATCAGTTAATATCCTGGTTTCATTTGTGAGAATGCACTTACCGTTAGCGTCCCAAATTGCCATTCCATACTCGGGGAGAGGTTGTGCCTTTGTGGTAAACAAATACACTTCCAACGTTATATTTGCGTACAGCCCTACCGTCTGCCTTGCCGATATTGTTAAAGTATTGCCACTGATTGTATATTCAAAAAAAGCGGGGCCTCCGGTGGTAACACAGAATGGAAGAATTATGTCTTCAGTACTCACTGTGGTACTGACAGTTACAAACTGACCTGACCCGCTTGCTGTCAGTTTTTTCTCCAGAGCAATAGATGTTGTATCAGGCGTTACGAACTCCACTCCATCAGAAGTGACAAAATAAGCACCATAAGCCATTACGCCTTCTCCTGATAAAATACAATAACAGCCGCTATTGCTGGTTCAGTATTTGTTTCAAACTGAGTAGTATTTGCAGCTGTACATGTTATGGTTCCACCGCTTATAGTGAATTTCCTTCTCAGTCCAGTATTAACGTTTTCGACGGGGGCCTGAATGTACTTAAGTACGTATCCCGCTCTTAGCGTAAATGACCAGTTTCCGGATTGAGAAAAACTGGCGACGGAAGAACGCCCAAGAACCATGCTCGGCTTAATGCCATAGTTATTTCTCTTCCCTTGAGAATTCCAGCTTGCGAATCCGAACTCAGACATTTGGTGCTACTCCTGTTAAATTTCCGACTTGAACCATCAATGCACCACTGCCATTAACAAATGAAAGATTGTTAGAGTCCTTGGACAACAACCATCCACCTTGACCGGAAACCTTGTATCCAGATGAGTAAAGATTTCCACCAATTTTAGCGTTTGTTATCGCTGCGTTTGCAATCTTTGCACTCGTGATACTTGCATCACCAATAAAAGCATCTCGAATAAACGTCTGCCCATTTTGGATAACGAACGGTAGCGTCGTCACGCCGCCTACAGCAGTGGTCACTGCAAAGCGGTCCGCCAGGAATACCACCTGCGACTGCATACCGCTGGGCGTGTTCTCAACGCCGAACCCCATACCCGCCGCGTAGTATTGTCCGTTGCTGGCCAGACCAACTTTGATTGAGTACATTGCAGACATTTTGCCGTTCACATCAGCAATCGCGTTAGCGTTCGTCGTGATGGATGAAGTATGCCCTTCCACCGTTGCGGTGATGGCGTTGATTTGTGTCGCCGTCGCCTGCTGATAATTCGAAACCGTCTGGCTCAGGCTGTTAATGGAAGCTTTGTTACCAGCGACATCCGTCTCCAGGCTCAGCAGCGATTCAGCAGTGGCCTGCTTCTCATCGACGATAACCTGATCGATGCGGTCCAGTTGCGCGCTGTTTCCGGCAACCGTGGCTGAGAGCGTTTTCCGCGTGGCGACCTGCGCCAGGTTGCCATGAATAATCGCGATGGCGGAGTTCTTCATCTGCCCGGTCACGCCGTCCATACTTAACGCGATTTCATCGATTTTTACTTCAGCCTGCGCCAGCCCGTCGGCGTTATCCTGAATATCCTTAGCCTGCTGTTCAAGAGCATCAGCCTGCTCTTTGATATCATCAGCCATGCCAGCAACTTTCTCACTGGTGTCGACGGCATTCTCCATCAGGTCCTTAAACACCGCGGAGTCTTTCATATCCTCCAGGATTGCATCGGTGATATCACTAAAGTCATCCGTTGGCTTTCCAGAAGCCTCAACAAAATCAGAAACGCCAAATGCATTACGAGTTCGAACATAAACGTAATAAACATGGTCAAACTTAAGTTTTTGGATGGTCCACTGATTGCCACGGCCAAGGAATTGAGCTTTATTCTCAATGTCGTCGGTCAATGGAATCGGAGTCTCACCTGCGTACCAAAATTCAAAAGAAGTATCAGATGTGGCAGTAACAGACATGACCGGAACTAAAGTGGCCTGAAGTGGGCCAGGTATCCACTGAACCGAGTTCGGGGACTTAGGCGCTCCGATAATCAGGCTTACCTGAGTCTCAGCGCCTTTCATTCCATTTTCGTTTCGACCACGAACACCGAGCGTGTAACTTCCTGCATTTAGACCGTAAAACTCATATCGGAACTGATCGGTCTCATACTGCGCAACTAATTTCCCATCAGCACTGTAAACGTACAGTTCAAACATCAGCTTTTTTGTGGTTGTAGCTGTTTCCCAGGTTGCTGTGACCTGAATGGTCTCAGAATTTGTGTTAATGATGCGCAGATTTTCAATGTTTGGCACACGGTAGCCATTAAGGGTATCGCTGGGAATGTCAAAAACAGCCCCCTCATCAACAATGGCCTGCTTATTTGGATCGTGCTGGGAGGCGCTAATGCTGTAGACAGAGTTATTTTCTGTTTCGGCAACGCTCAGAATCCTGAAAAGGCGGATCGCCACGCTTGCGGTTGAAATGGCAAATACAGTTCCCGCCATCACCCATTCAGGTTCGTTTTTGAGTGTGACGTTGTTTCCGTTAACGCCATCAATCTCATAGCGAGAGAACTTTCCGTCCCTCCCCATAATCGACATAGTGGAGCCGTCCGTTACTACCGAGGAATCAACCGCGTCAACCGTTATCACCCTCCCGGAATGAGAAACAATTCTCCCCCCGAGGCGAGTTCCTGCGTAGTCATTATCCATGACCTCAACGATATCACCCGGCGTGAAGTGGATAGCATCGCGTGCCATCTGGAAAGACAGTCTGCTGCTTTCACGCTTTGCTGTTTCCAGCAGCCATTTACCTGCCCGCCATGCCTGTCCGCGAGAGGTGCAGCCAAACGCCTCCAGAGTGGTTTCGTTGTAGTTCCCTTTGGCTATCATCTCATCGTCGGAAACGTACTCTTTCACCTGCTCCCATCCGTTGTCGGGGTCAGTCCAGGACACTACAACCGCATTGTATTTCTCTGAACGCTTTACAGAGCTTCGTTTGAACTCGCCATTCACAACGTTGGCGTTCGTGATTGTCGCAATCGGATCCTGTGGAGCGTCCAGCATTACGGACAGGCGCAGGCCGTCCCACAGCGCAATGCCACGGAACATGCTCGCTATCTTGTCGAGAATGTCTCGCGCACTCGCCTGCTCTGTGATGTAGGCGTTGAGCGTCATGCGTGGCTCTTTGCCGCCATACCCATCATCTACAAGCTGATCGCAATATTGCGACAGAATGTAGAGTGCGCCATCGTCAACATCGATGTATCCGGCGCGTTTCGCCAGGCCAAATCGGGTGTTTTTCGCCAGCTCACGGAACAGCCACGCCGGGTTGTTAGTCCAGGCCTTTTTGAAGCCCCCCGTCCACAGCCCGGAGTAAGTTCTGGCAATTGGCTCGTAGTTATCCGGTACGTCAACGATCAGCCCGCGAAGATGATATGTGCGGCTCGGCGTGTCGGTGTACTGGTCACGGTCGATGACTGAGCCGGCAACAGCAGAGAACGGATAGCTAAGGTTGTCGTCGGTGATCTCGCTGTAGCTGTTCCAAACAGTCCCGTTTGACAGCAAATCGCTGCTGCTGTCAGGCGTAATGCGGCGAACGCGGATATCAAACGGTTTGGTGTCGGGGGCATCAATGACGTGCGCCTCAAGGTACTCGCCAGAGATTTTCCCTGTAATCGTCACCGTCTTCTCCATGACCCAGCCCGACGAGCCAGTTCTGGTCTCGATAACCATCGTTACAGAGGTGTTTTTCTGGTTACCCTTGGAGTCCTGCTCCATGAGCCCGGTGACGCCGATGTTAAAACGAACGCGGGTCACGTCCTGATCTGTCACGGTTCTAACCAGCGGGGTATCGTAAGTGACCTCAGTGTTAACAATGGTCGTCGCTTCGATTGCAGAGAAGCCGTTGATTGGCTCCTGAGTTTCCGATCCAGGTCGCCAGGCAACACTAATGCCGTTCACGTTGACATTGCCGTTCGAGTCAGTGATAGGCGTCTTATTCAGTTTGAATGAAGAAAGGTGTTCCTGGTCTACCGGCCCGTATATCTCTCCCTCGGAAATTAAATCCAGCACGCGATAGTATTGCTTTGATCGTAGATTGTCGTCCAACAAACGAGGCGTAGAGGCCTTTCCGCCACCTGAACTCATCATTACCTCCAATAAAAAAGGCCAGCATCTGCTGACCTTGTATTTTTATTTTCCATGCCTTTCAGTGTATCCGGCACCTAGTTTATTTAGAGACTTTATACTTTCATCTCGCCAGCGAACGGCTTGATGTATTGCATTTTCTTTACCATTCTTTTGTATAGAAAATGACTTTGATATTCTTTTACCGTCAATTCCGTTAACCCTTGCTCTTATGCTGAGTCCGCCTGAATGAATGCATAGGCCAGTAGGAAGACCTGTGGCGTTAGGGGAGCCTCTTCTTCTGCTATTTCTGTTATTTAAAGCTTTATCGACGACCCGCAAGTTCAGTATGGAATTATTTAACCCGTTACCATCAATATGATCGATAACGTCTTTTGGAGATAATGAGTCGCCTCTTACAAGTTGCCAGACTATCCTATGAACTTTATATTGTTTGTTTTTATAACTCACAGACCAGTACTGGTTTGTGCCGTAGGTCTTAATCTTTCCGGCTGGAGACCCGGATTTTGCTGTTGCATTATTGGCTGTTATTTTCCACTTTAAGCAACTTGGCGATGTTTCGTCATAAACAAATAAATCGTGTAAACTGATTTCAGCCATAATGACCTCGGCAATAGGTTATTTGGTTAGAGCCGGAGCGATGTTCCACCATCACTCCGGTTCGTTTATTTTACCACCAACTGTATGCATAATCAGCATTAACTGATAATTTCATCCCAGTTATCGGTGTTAACGGTGTCAATACCGAGAGAAATGACGTTCGAGCCGACTTCCATTTCCCCAAGGAGGATTGGCACCGGGCGCCCTTGCCCGACACGGTTTTCCGCACTGGTAAATGAGTTATTCGTTAGCGTGTTTGTCTCAGCCGCTTCCGCTGACGTTTTAGTTTTCATGTTGCGGGACATGTAGATGGAATATGCTACTGAAGCTGCTGATACAACCAGTGAAGCAATGAGGACAATCGTGCTGGTTTCTAAACCAGACCCTTCAATAATCGGAACAAACAGAACTACAGAGCCGTCTTTAAGGTGTCTGTCCAGATGCCAATGCATCGCAGATTCCTCAACATCCTCTCCCGCTATTCGGAGCCGAAGTTTTGTATTGAGGAATGCTTTTTTGAATTCGTGATTCTGGGCAAGAAGCAGGCGCAGCCCCTGAGCGGGCGTGTCTACGTTCAGAGAGATTTGGCGGTAAAATCGACGTAAATTGCCCGCAAATTTAAAGATGAGCACTGTTCATGTCTCCATATGGAATGCATCTGCTTAACGTATGCCTGGCGCATTGGTTCTCTCCGGCTCAGGTGTCCGGCGTGGTCGTGATGAAGCACCATGTTGTCATCGAGGAGAACCATTGCGTGGCAAGGGTCAGCGCCGGGGAATGGCTGTCTGATAATGACGTCACCTGGTTGCGCCTCTCCCGGCGATACCTGGCGGAAGCCATTGAGCGGCATGTTGCTCAGATAGAGATTTTCACCGCGCAACCACCATCCGTTAGTGCGCTCAAAATCAGGCAGGTCAATGCCGCACAGGTGGTATGCGTCCCTGAAAAGGGTGTAGCAGTCCATGACGCCATGTTCGAACCTGCGCCCCAGCAGGAATGGAACGGGCCTGAATTTCATAATTCTTCCAGCGCACGCCAGCCACCACGGAAGCCCTGTAACCTCTTGCATCTGGCGATCGGCGCCAGACAGGAACGGTACGCTTTGCGGGTGCGAGTGAAAGACCGCCGTCACCTCTCCTGCTTCCTCGGCTGCCAGCCAGTCATCATCACTGATGCGGAAATGCTTGCCCGGATCGGGGTGCACGTTCCTACAGCGGAACAGCCGATCGCCATCAAGGATTAAGCCGCATACTTCATCCTGCGACGACGCCGCATAATCGAGTAATTCTTGCATCAGGAAACCTTCTGTGAACCGGGGAAGCTACTAATTGGCATAGGTTCGGGACGTGGGAAGCGGAACCGGCAACCACTGCGGCGGTGTGAGCACTTGTCCTTAGCGAGGTCGGTCGTGGGATTGTCTCGCTCATCAGCAACTGCCGGGCCATCGTAACCGCACCCGACGCCGCGATACTGCCACTGGCACACATCGGCGAGGATTGTACGTGCCGGAATGATAGCGTTATCGCAATCAATCGGTGTCGCCAGCGTGTAGGTCACCTGCTCGAACGTCTCTTCCGTCATCTCTTCAACGACGTAGCGGGAAACAGCCTCCTGAGTTGGATCGGCATCATGGTTACCGTTCGGGAAATTCACCGCATCCAGGTACTTAACCGGCACCTGACGCCTGGTGATAACCACGCCAAGCATGTCATCAAAGTCATGGTTGATACCCGTCAATAAGCCGGTAACGTTCGCCACCGCCATTGACGGGCGGGCATATGTTCCTTCGTTCTTTGACTCGAATCCTTCCACTGCTATCGGGTACGCCTGGTACTGATTACCTTTCCAGATAACATTACCGTAATAGCCGTTTGTGCCGGAATGGAACCGGATAAGGTCGCCACCAAAGGGTTGCAGGTCAGCTTCGAACAAATCGATGAATGCGCCTACTCCGGCGTCAACGCTGTCGATAATCAAATTTGCTGGTATGTCGCGCACGGCAAACTCCCATAAAAAAAGCCACCCGGAGGTGGCCTGTCGTTAATCCCATTCTTCGTGTGATGCAGCATCATCCAGCGCATGAGCTATCACTTTCTTTTGCCAGTCAGTGAATGACGGCCATGCGTCTTTGAGCTGTGGTGTAATGTAGCTTCGCCAGTTATGCGGCCCCAAAACCGCTTTAAACTCTGGAGCATCCCAGTCGTCCGCCTCGAATCGGCAACACCTTTCAACATCATCAATTTCACGTTGCTTCTTTTCTTTTTCACTTAGCACAGGTTGCTTTGCGAAAGGCCTGCAAATTACAGCTCCATGCAGCAATTTAATCATCGTGGCACCTGCTCAAACGTGGCCGTCAGTTCAAACAGCGGCCCGGTCTTTGTCATATTCCAGGAGCGGCAGACAAAAAGCGCCTGCACTCCCGTATCGGATGGCGTCCAGTAGAACGCTTCTACCGCCATTCGAGCCTTGAGAAAAGCCTCTGCATCCTTTGCGGGGTTGCTACGGCACGCCCCGCTGACACCGCGAAAGGTGAGCGAGTATTTATCCATTAACGGGTTGATACCCTTCACCTGTCGCTGTTCGTAACCGTCACCTAGTTTAACGACGGCTACGTTCGGCGTTCGCTCAACGGAGTAGGCTTTCTGCGGTGTCCATGTGAATATTTCTGGCACAATTACCTCCGTAATAAGCCGTTAGGGCGCTGCTGGTCGCGGATAGTATTGAGGCTCACCTGCTTCATCATCTGCGTCATCTTCGCCATAGTCGCATCGTCTATGCCGCCGGTGGTGTTGATTTCAAAGGTGATGTGCTGAACCACACTGCTTCCCCCACCCGCCTTATCAGCCGATATCACCTTCCCTGACTGGTTCGGCATAAATATCTGCTGACCACCAGCAGTCTGGAAGATTTCAGAACGACCATCCTCGTTGACTCGATAGGCGTTGCCAGCAGATACCGTGCCGCCGTAGCGACGACCGCCAGCAAGAGCCATTCCCTTCGCCGCTAATAGCGATTCTGCGTACGCAGCTTGTCCCACGGCAGCAGCACTACCGTATGTTGCGATAGATGCACTCATAGCAGCAGGCGCCCATGCAGATGCAGCGGCGGTAGCCTGAGCCATTGTCGATGCCAGTGATGCAGCAGCAGCGGCCTGACCCATTAACTGGCTCTTGACCCACTCGATCCCCATCTGCACCAGACTACCGACAACACTATTGAGGATTGTCGTGCCGATGTTGGCGAAGGATTCTTGCAGACTTTGGGTGCCGTTGATAAGGCCGGTAATCGCGTTGGTTGCGCCCCCCTGTAAGGAATCGATTGCAGAGCCAAGCATGTTGTTGATCTCGCTCTGCTGCTGCCATTCCTCCCACATTGCGGCCATGCGTTTCTGGTGATACTGATCTTCGATTCCTGCGCGGACAGCTTCAGCCTCTGCAATCTTCTGTGGGTAAAGTTGCACATACTCATCAAGCTGTGCCATTTGCTGCGCGTAGGTGTTATCTACTGCGGCGACTGGTGATACCTGCCCTTGCAACCCGGTAAAGTTTTGTCCTGCCTGTGTGCGCTTCCTTTCCTCTTCTGCTGCGGCTTTGGTTGCCTGCTGTACTTTCCAGATGGACTCAGCTTGCTGTTCCGCTTTGGCGATCTGCTCTGCTGATGCTTTGTTACCAAGCGCTACAACAGCATCGTATTTCGCTAATTCGAGCGAGCCATCGGCGTAACCAGTGTTCAGGCGATCGAGAGCAGCCTGTTGCCTTGAAAGTGACTGCGCAGCCTCATCAACAGCTTTAGTTCCCTCTTTTGTAGACTTTGTTACTGCTGAATCAGCCTCCTGAAGGTCATATCTTTTTGCCGCAGCCTCTTCAATCTGCCTCATCTGATTTGAATGCGCATCCACCCCCGCATCCAGGGCCGCTTGTCTGGCCTCGGCTACAGCCCTTTCTTTTTTGTCTGTTATGGACAGCAGATTGTTTTGCTTTTCAAGGCTGGACAGGAGTTTATCTCCATCCTCGCTGCGCATAACCATCAGACTGGAAGAGTTATATTTCTCCTTCGCTTTGGCGGCGAAATTGATCATATCGCCAAGCTTGCCCATCATACCGGCAGTGATACCTGCTTCCTCACCATCCCGGCGAAGCAGATCAATCCCTTGCCTCATCGTGCCATTAAGCGTGGCGCGTCCGATGTTAATAGCGTTCTGCGTCTGGCTAAGGCGATTCTGAGCACGTTCAAGCTCGAGAGTTGCAATCGCTAATTTATCCTGGGCGCCACCTAATGCTTCAGCGGCCTGACGTCCTCGAGTAGTGTTCGTTCCCCAGTTAGCGATCTCCCTTTCTTGCCTCTGAACAGCAGCTGTAGCGTCGTTAAATTCTTTCTGTGCATCGGCTACTGCGTCGCTAAGGGTTGGCAGATTCTGGCTTAACTTGCCAATGGTGGCTGCCAACTCGGTATGCGACATGGTCTGGAACTTAGCGCTCAGTTCATTGACGCTATCCGCCAGGTTATTGGCATCGTCTCTGGCCTCTTTAGCTCGCTGAGAGAAATATAGAATCGCACTGGCCGCGAGCATGGCAGCACCAGCTGGGCCACCTATGAGAGACAATCCTCTGCTAACCAACCCTGCTCCAGTAGCTAACCCAGCCTGTGCCGCTTTATTTGCTGCCAGAGCGCGGTTGTAATTATCAACAGCACCAGCAGCGGCTACGCGAGCGGAAGATAAGCGTTGCTCGGCAGCGGCGGCATTCGTCGCACTAACCGCTGTCTGCTTCATCATTTCCGCAAGGCGGATTTCATCCAGCGCACGTTCTTTTGCGACGGCGGCAGCGCGGAGATCTGCTGTAGCTTTGTTTGCCGTCGCCTGTGCGGCCTGCAGTTCAGCGCCTGACTGATTCCTTGAAGCCACAGCAGCCTTAACTTTAGCAGCGGTCGCCATAGTCAGAGCGCCAACGTAACGACTTCCCATTACCGCTGCGACACCAGTCAGAATGGCGCTTAAAGCGCCGATGTTCTCACTGACGCTGATTACGGCGTCGTTGAAAATCGCTGTGCCGGTTTTTACCGTAGAGTTCTCACCAAAGAACTTAGTGATATTGTTACCGGCAACCTGCAAAGCCTGGCTGATAGTTGTGGTGGTATTGGCGAACTCATTGCCGATCGTCACACCCTGTGAAAGCAACCCCTTAACCACAACATCAGTAGTCAACTTTCCGGCCGCAGCCATCTGACGCATCTGTCCAATGCCAACCCCCATAGAGTCAGCAAGCGCCACAATCAGGCGGTTCCCCTGCTCATTCACAGAGTTGAATTCTTCCCCGCGCAGCGCACCAGAAGCCAGCCCCTGAGACAACTGGATAATAGCGTTTTCGGCCTCTTGCGCGGTCGCACCGGAGACAACAAACCCTTGGTTGATGATGGTAGTCAGCTTAGCCAGATCATCAGCACTGGTTCCATATTCCCTGGTTGCTCGCTCCAGCCTTGCATACAAAGAAGCTGTAGCGTCGAGGCTGCCCCGAGTTTGCTGTGTGATGTTGAATACTCGCTCAGTAACGTCAACCAGTTGCTCGCTAGGCCGAAGGGCGTTTGCCAGTTTGTTGTTGAGAGTCGTCCATGCGTCAGCGTATTGCGCCACCTGCTGCACAGACAAAATTGCCATAAGAGAAGTGGCAACCCGGCTAAGACTACCGAAGGATGATGTTAGTGATGAAGCAGCCTTGTCTGCGCGGCTGAACCCACCTTCCATGCCGTCTGTTACGTTCCGCACCTGCTTGTCAGCGCGTAGCAACTGAGCCGTATCAGCCTTAATTACATATTCAATATCGCCTACGTTCTCAGCCATTTCATTTTCTCCGGGCAATAAAAAACCCCGCCGAGGCGAGGTGGTTTTTGATTGGGTGGTATTTAATTAAATCCAGATATCATCTGCCTGATAGCCTGTGCAGAGCGACAACCTTCCTCATTCTCTCTTTGTGATGGGGATAACTTCAAGCATTGAAAATAAATATCATCATTCTGCATAACACTTTTCATCATTATCCCGACAACCCTTTCACAAAGGGCTGGCTTTTCATGGCCTTTGCATATTTCAGAGTGAAATTCCTTCATGTTTTTCATTTCTGGATATTCTTCCGCGCTAGCATTAATGCTTGTCATTACTGAAAGAATAAATGCAGCAACAAAAAACCACTTCTTCATATCCCTATCCCCTTTGGTTAGCTTGCAAAAATGGTAGCGGTAACTCCATTTTCAATGGAGCACCGTATATACCGTACTCCATTGAGAGAGCTTTTATCTGAAGTTGCTTATTACTCGATACCTAATGCTTTGGTTACTCGCATCAAGCACTTCAAATTTAGCACCTTTATAACCAATGGTTTTGGACTCTGCGAGATCATACTCAACATCATTGTTGAATGCTGGTCTCGCTGTATTTGCTGAAAATTCGCGATATCCGATATTGATCTTGTTTCCAACTCTTCCGTTGTAAAGCAAGGCTTGCTGGAAAGACGAATCACCATTAATGTTCAACTTTACCTTTTCGATAGGCATGTTGGTCTCGCAAGATGTGACGCCAAAAACTGTAATGACGCATAAGGCATTATTTCTCTTTTCAACCATAATACCCTGCCACATATCAGCAAGAGCTGCCTTATCTACATTTGCTGAATCTGCGCCACCTGTGGGAAGGTAGTAGTCAGCCTTGTTATCATCACCAACTTTTTTTAGAACGCCCGGTGTGATTGTGTATCCCCAAGAAACTCTCGCAGGAGCATTAACTTTCAGCCCCTCAAAACTTTGCGACTCACCCTGCCTGATCATGGAATCCCCTACATGAGCAGTATTGACACTACCTATAGGAGGTTCACTGTAACTCTCTGCTTTTGGTAAGTAATTGTATTTTGGAGAGGTGCAACCACCGAGTAAAATAGAAGCACCAACAACTGATAAAATCGTTAAGCCTTTCATATCCCTATTCCCATCAGTATAGAATCGGACTAATCCTAGCAGGGATCGGGCAACGACAAAACTAGTTACATGTCACTTGGTGACTAGGGCAATGAACAAGGTGACAAGTATTGCCGATACCAAAAGGCCAGCCAGCCATTTTTGGTTGTCGTCAATCTTATCAATGAACCGCTTTTCCATTGAGGAAAGGTTTTGGTTGATGCTTTTCAGCTCGGATTCAATACCTCGGATGTTTCGCTCTCGCAGTTCGTCTGTGGCTTCAAGTCTTGCAAGTCTCTCGCGTGTGTACATATCGCCTCCGTCACCGCCGCTACCGCCACCACCATGTTTTGGGAAGTCTACAACGTGAATATTGTCATCCATCTTACTATTCATTAGTCCCTTTCCCTGAATCTGAAAGCTTCTGCTCCACCCACTTCAATACCGGCCACGTTGCAAAATGCATCGAATACGCACAGTTTTTGCATATCAATCGATACTCATATTTCACCAATGAGTATGGTGGACCTTCTGTGTCGAGTTTGACTGGGATGGCATAAGTGCTGCTTTCGCACCCTTCAGGCCCTACAGTCATCGAACTGGCGTTAGGGATAGAAATATCATCGCTACCACAAATTGGACATATGACTGTTTTGACGCCGCGTTCGAAAAGATATTCAGAGAATAGCTCTGGAGTGACTTTCTCCAGTCGTCGCTGAAGTGTCAGTTGAAGCTGCATTTGGCGCTGCTTTTCATCTTCCACGTTGATTCACCACGAAATGTATTTCCGTAAATTTATCACGCGGAACATCGCTATATAAACTGATCATCTATCCATGGCGAAGACAAAAACCGCAGTTAATCGGGTTCGGATGTGCGCTTCAATCAGGCAGATTTGGTTGGAAGGTCGTTACGAACCTCTGGCTTCTTGTCGCAGGTAGTGCTGGAGAAATTGTTCTTTGATACCCACTGCCAGTTGAACGGATAGCCGGCGCGATACTGGGTCTGGTTGACTACGTTACGGATACCATAAATCTGCACGATGGTATTCTGTCCGCCTAGCATTGCCACGCCTTCACATATTGGCTCCTGCTTTTCCAAAATTCCTGAACAACCAACAAGAAGCCAAGCACAGATCATAATAATTGGTAGTTTTTTCATCCCCTTATCCCTCTACACCTTTTTAGGTATTATCCTATATCCTTAAACTAAATGAGTAAACGACAACCACCCCCTCAATCTTTGTGGTTTTTCAAATGCTCTATCACCGATTTTCCGCGCCATTGCGGATCTCTGATGGCCGTCAGTTTTCTGGCGGCTTCTTTTTCTCAGTGAATGCCCGGCAAATACATCTGCACCTCATCAGCAACGCGATCACGCGCTGCATGGAGTAGCTTTTTGCGTCCGCCAACTCCCCACCGGGCCATCTGGCTGGCACACTGGCTAATCGCTTTGGTTTCGGTGTTAATCACATGGTCTATTTTGTTGAGGCGAGACATGGCATTAATGCCGAGGCGAACTACTGTTCTGAAAACCTCGTATACCTCAATTTCAAATTCGGGCTTAATCCAGGCCGCGTAGCGAATAGCCAGAAGCTCAACGCCCCATGCCCCACTTTGATCACCACCTTTTATTACCCTAAGCGGTTGATTTTGTTCCGAAGCACTTTTTAGTGCTTTGGATTTGAGGGCTTTTACGAAACGTTTGATCTGGGCGCTGCGGAGAAAGACGCTGGGTCTTTGTGACTCGGTGGCTTCGCCGTTGGCTACTGCCGCAGCATGAAGATCGTTAAGACTGTATCGCCCTTCGTCATCGACACGAACGGAAATGCCGTTTACTGCTACGGTGGGATATTGCATGAGGTTTACCTATAGAAAGTGAGCCTGTCACACAGAGATAGCCGCCCCAGAGTACAACTAACTCTCAGGCTCGCTTTCTGTAGGCTCTAGGATTATAACGTGCGCGTGTGAAGCGCGTTGGGTTTATTGCAGCTATAAAAAAGCCCCGCTTTAGCGAGGCTGGTTGTGTTGTTCCGAAGGTGATTAATGCGGCCCATTCCGTTGCGCGTCGATCGCCAGCATCTGTTCTGCCCAGTCCATGACTTCGTCGTATTTCTCCTGAGTCGGCACTCTGGCTTTCTCTTTCTGCGGAAATTTAGCGTTCATGGCGGCGCGGAAGCTGGTCATTGTCATGTTCCATGCGTCTGACTCGCTCATGCCGAGGTGAGCAACAGCGGTATAGACGAATGACCGTACATCAAATTTGTCGCTGTATTCTCCCTTCTTACCTTCGAACTCTTCCGGTGGCTGGTCGCCCATTACGCCATGAAGCATCAGGTGGCGAGCAAGGTGGATAACATCCTCTACAGGCAATACACCCGGCTTGAACAGCAGCCGCCCCGCTGCGTTCACCGAGTACGAACCAATCACCTCTGCAATGTCAACCTCTGAGCAATGGCGGACCACGCTGGCAGCCGACGCTGCCATTTCAGCAAAGTAGCGAGCGTTGGCAGCCTTCAGGGTCTGAATATCAGCGATGCGGTGTTTCGGATAATGCCCGGCATGAACCTTCACGAAAGCATCAACAATCTGTTCCGGCGTCCCAATTCGGGACATAGCCAGGAATGAAGGGTTGAGAAATATTTCTTTGCTACCGGCACGAATGACAGCCTGTCCGATATCGGTTATTGCTCTCATGGAAACTCTCAATAAGAGGGAGGACTAAGCCTCCCATGGGTTTAGGCTGCGTTCACGGTCACAGTGGCCGGGTTAGATGTAACCGAGCCGGCGGTTGAGGATGTCACCTGGCAGGAGTAAGACCCCGCATCACCCGTAACGACGCTGGCATTCGTGTAGGTAGCGTTCGTCGCACCAGAGATGTCAGTTCCGCCCTTCTTCCACTGATAGGTCAGAGTGGAGCCGTCAGAGACATTGGCTGCCACCGAAAGATTGAGCGCATCGCCCACCGTGAGCGTGCGGTTCTGCGGCTGCGTAGTAATGGTAATTACCGCACCGACATCACGCACATCAACCTGACCTGCGCTTGAAGCCTCAATAGACCATGTGGCCACGTCATCATGAGGGGCCTCGTCTTCCCACGAAGTAACCATGAACGGGCCTTCGGTGATGTCGTTTGGAGAGATGATTTTCAGCCAGACATACGGCTGATTGCTGGTCTCTGCCGGCGGGTTGTATACGTGCCGCTTCAGCGCGTTCTGCGCATAGACATCTTCTTTGCGGGTTACGCCATCTCCAGAGAACGAGATGTTTTTGTAGGTTACGAGATTTTCCTGCGTATACGCTGCGCTCATATCAGCGGTAGCGTCTGCAGTATCCCATTCGGCGGAAACAGTCTTCCCGCGCATCATGCCAAGGCGCTTATAGTCACCGTTGGCGGGTTGTGATTCTGGACAGCCAATCGCGTAGTAAACGACGACATCGCGCCCTGTGAAAGCACCCGCTTCACATCCTGCCATAATTTTAACTCCTATTACCGTGTTGTTCGTGATAGCCAAGCTCTCTCGCCCTCAGGAGATAGGCGCAAGAAGCCTCTTCCGGAGTTTTGAATGAACCAAGATATTCGTTTCTGCCATCGTTATTCATAATCTGCGCAAACCATGGTTTCTTTCTGTTTCTATAAGAGACGCCAGGCAGCCCATGCCTATTCGTTACCGGGGTGGCCCTATTCCGCATATTCAATTTGTGGGAAACATCGCGAAGGTTTTCCATTCTGTTGTCATCTCTTATGCCGTTAACATGGTCAATCTCACCCTCAGGCCAGCAACCATGCATAAAAAGCCATGCAAGCCGATGTGCCTTATGATTTTTCCCACAAAGCTTAATTCGTAGGTATCCATGCTTAGGGTCCTTACTCCCCGCAATTTTCCCGGCGAAGTGAGAATTTGACTGATTACATGCCTTCACACTGCTGAAGTGGCTTTTCGGCCTCACTTTCCAGGTAAATAAACCAGAATCTGGGTCATAGGAAAGAGCCTCACGCAGGTATGCAAAGGTTAACTCCTGCATGTCTTTATCTCCGTGTTATCGGGAAATGATGGTTTGAAATGAAATATCGAAGAGGTAACGACCTTCTTCGGTCTTGATGGCGGTGATACCGCCGATTGGCTGCATCGAGATGATGCATTCAGTCTTGTAGTCGTCGATCATCGCCTGGCGTATTGCATCAGCGCGGTCTTCAACTTCGTTGATGTCACTGTCGTTCTGTCCTGACAAAACAAGGATACGGAAAAAGTCGCGCGTAATGGCTTCCTCAGGCTTGCCACCGCCGTTTTGCTGGATGACAAGGTATCTTTCCCTTTCCGTTCCTTCCAGCTCGTTCCAGGAGCGCTTCTGGACGCGATAGCCGACATCAAAACCGTGGGACTGCAACCACGCTCTCAGAGCGTCATACACCTCGCTACGCGTCATACTTTGTATCCTTGCCTGATGATGGCCTTAATCTCGTTGAGGCCGTCGCGCTCAAAGCCTTTGCGGAGAAAGTCCGGCTCGCCGTTAGGGTCCCAGTAATTACCGCTACCGTCAGGCCTTGGCTTGCCCTTGAGCTTGCCCTTTGCAGCATTAACAGCAGCTGCATAATTTGCCGTGTAACCCACTCTGCCTATCATTCCTGAGGGCATGGGTTCGAGCCGCTTGTACTGGCTGTTGATGAGGGTTGACGATTTAACAGGAGTGATTAGAGCAGCATGATTGGCACCGGCATTCATGACCTGATACAGAACCTTCTCCGTGCGTATTCCGGCTATGTCACTCAGCACCCTGCTGGTATTCATCTGGACGCGCTTGATACCTTTAACGGGCATGATTACCTCACGTCAGGATTTTGTAGTCGGGCTCTTCACCGAAAAATGACATATCCCAGTCGGTTACAGCTTTGATGACATTAGCGCCAGCTTTTAGCGGATCTGATAGTGCCGTAGTGTCACCTCTGGCGATGTACCAGTCTCGCTGTGGCATGGTTGCGGTAACGCCATTACGCTTCAGCTCAGTAAAGAAAATCAGGTTCGTGGTGAACTCTTTACCACTGCCATCAACGGCAACTTCATTGTTCGCCGTCCAGGTGCAGTCAATCAGGTATGGGGTGCCGTTTGTCCAGGTGTTGTTCCAGTCGTCATAGACGCGAGGGTAGACAGTGGCGACATTGGTGTAAGACCAGTTAGCCGTGGTTGACACTATTATCCTCCCACCGGATAACCTCCGGATTCTCAGCGGCTACCTTCCGGCACAGCAAATACCATTCACCGTTACTTTTAACGTAACCCGTGACCCGCCGCCCGCAGTCAGTGATAACCCAGACCTTTACGAAGGGCTCAGGAAGCCTCTGCTTGACCGATATCAACCCCATCATCGACTCCCGTTGCACATGCAGCCACCCCTTGCAATCCAGATGCCAGCGAAAGCGGTATTGGTCGGATCAGGCGGGATCAGGCTTGTAGCGCATCCATACTTATCTAGTCCCCTCAGAAGCCCCAGAGAGGCTTTCCATCGGTCAGCAAAAGACAGGTACCGAAATGAGCGTGATGCGCCGTTGGGCCCTGTCTGAGAACTGATGTACTTGTCACCCTGACCGAGCCCCATAAGCGCCAGCAGATAGAGCTGAATCAACAGCGAGGTCGATGCAGGATAATGTGCATCGAGACACTCCTGTATGCTGTTGGCCTGGTCGACGAGAGCCTGAAGAACAAAATCGGGAATGGTAATTCCCTGGCTCTCCAGATACTCCTTCGCCTGTTCGAGAGTTACCATTATCGACTCCGTGAAATACCCCGCCGGAGCGGGGCATAAAAAAACCGCCTTAGCGGCGGCTGTTATTCAGCAGGGAACAGTTTTTCGAGTTCACCATCAGGCAACAATTCACCGAGCTTTTCAGCCCCGAGATTGCCTTTAAACTCGATACCCAGCTCCGTCAGGCGCGCTGCGATAATCTCTTTTCGGGATTTCACATCCGTGCCAGCCTCTGGCGTCGCCGGTGTTAATGCCGCATCAGAGAGTTTCATAACATGAGGCTTTAGCGCAGGATGCAGTTTCTCAATTTCAACCACATCACCGACGTTCACACCATGCCATGCTCTGGTTACCTGGTATTTAGCCATGCTGATCTCCTTATGCCAGGTCGGCGCCGTAGACAACGCCAGACAGTCCCTGATCGTCTGCGGTGATTTGCAGACCTTCAGCAGACATAATCTGGAAGTTGTAGTTAACGTTAGGCAGTGGACGCGGCAGCGGAACAACGCCTACAGCCATACCCACCAGTGGAGAGATCACGTCACGGCGACGAACGTACGCGATGAACTCGTTACCGGTAAGCGCGAAGCTCATGCGGATTTCTTTCACCGGTGCGAACGGCAGCACCGCCTGCAGTACCGTGCCGCTTACAACCCCGTTGACCACATACGGCTGAGCCAGGTTTGCCCAGATTTCCGGAGAAACCCACATCACATCGTATGCAGCGACCTTGTTCGTGCGTGCGGTGGTGCCGAATGCGCCTTTACCGAAGAACGCAAAGAGCGCGGTCATGTCAGCGGTGGTCAGGTCGATATTCGCGCCACCAGCACCAGACCCAAGGTTAATCTTCTTGGTGTGGCGGTGGTTCTTGATGCCCTGCGCCGGGTAAGACTGAACCTGAATTTTTGAATCGCCGTTCAGGTAGTAGTTGACGCGCTTCTGGTTAAACTTGCGCATCTTCGCCATCTGCGAGTCCAGCACCAGATCGATGCCAACAGAGTTCAGGCCGGCAGCATGACGCCAGTTAACACCGTAACCAGCAGTGAACACCGGAATAGGATCGCCATCGCTCGCGTAATCAGTGTGATCGAAGGAGAATGGCGCCTGGCCATCAATGCTTACTGACACGTCGTCAGCGATGTCGCCAACCACGTTATACAGCTTGGCGGTTTTACCGACCGGCAGAACGGTCTGAACGCCAATCAGGTCGTTCACGATTTCCATGCCAACTTCCTGATCTCGCAGCTGCAGCACCTGGTTGTCGATCTCAGCCCAGAAGTCACGGGAGAAACCGCCAACAGCGTTACATGCCAGCATGTCAGGCGTCATGATTGCGCGGTTAGCCGCAATGATGGAGTCGTTCTGCAGGTTCCAAATGTTGCGGTTTGCCCACAGCTCGTTCCAGTGCCCGCCAAGGCGGGAGTTAGTCGCCAGCGTCTCTTTAGAGAAGTACATATGTGTTTGTCCTTTTGTTACGCGCCAGCTGCGGCGACAGTGCCAACGCGCATGCGCACGCGAATAAAGTCGGTGGTGCTGGCCGCGATGGTATATTCATCCTGGCTGTAGCCGATCACTGAGTCAGTGTCGGAGGTGGCAAGGGTGAACTGACCGGCAGTACCCAGCTTAATCGGGCTGTCTTTTTTGTACGCGCCAGGCAGGCAACGTAACGCCAGCTCTCGGCCTTCTTCGACGTAGTTTCCGACAGCTGAATCACCTGCAGGGATTGATTCGGTGATGGTTAATCCCTGGTGATAACCGACATCGATGATGTACAGGCGGCCGGTTAGCGCGGTGGCCTGAGCGAATTTATCGGATGAGTTGATGGTTGCCGCAGTACCAGGAAGCAACGCGGCGGCCGTGGTGCGGGTTTCGGTCTTGTACAGAGACTGACCGTCGATATTAACGCGACGATAACGTGGCATTATTCCGGCTCCTTACTTGAAGTGTTCGTCTGCGGCAGGTGCGCCGGTTTCTTTGTGCTGCTGAGCATTGTTGGTGCCCAGCGGCGCAGCTTCGCCCAGCGACTTGAACATCGCGTCCAGAGCTTCGCCTGACAGAGCGTTCGCGACGATATCGCCATGGACCTTCGCAACCGCTTCGCGCTTTGCTTTCTCTTCGGCACGGGAGTTCGCGGTCAGGGTTTCCGCGAGTTGCTTCTGATTGGCCTGCAGCGCATCAACCTTTTCCGCGAGAGGCTTAATAGCCGCTTCAGTATTGGTCGCAACAGCCTGGCCGATCATGCTGCCGATTTGTTCCAGTTCTTCTTTGGTTAAAGGCATGTCGCCCTCCGTTTTGTGGTTTGGTGCAGGCTGTTCCTGCGGTGTGAAAAATGATTTGAGCTTGTTGACGACAGCAACCCATGAGCTCTGGCGCTGTACCTCTGTCCCGGTATCGTCAAAGACAATCTTTCCGCCTTCAGACTTGTATCCGTAAACCTTCGGATCGCCATTATTGAGGATGATTACGGCCTGTGAGTCGGTGAAATCTGCCACCCACGCATATTCTTTCTCGCCGGGAGCGAATTTATCTTTCGCAGCCTTCTCCAGCCGCCGCTCTCGCTCGCGATAGGTTTCGCCAACCAGCGCGCCGGAATTAGCCTTCAGTGGCGTGGCAAGGTCGGCATTCACCATCATCCCGACACCCTGCTCGGGTGTTGCTGCGCCAACCTCATCCAGAAGAATGGCGTCATGATCCATCGCATGAATTTTTGCAACCCATTTAGCTCCCAGAGCTTTTTGTTCTTCGTTCGCCTCCAGTTCTTCCAAGAATACGGCAACACTGGTATGAATTGGCGGTACATCCTCGCCCTTCTCCAGCGATTCGAGCCGTTCAAGGAGGCGTTTGCCGTCATCAGTACGCCCGGCTACCTCAACGTCGATCCATTTTTCGACATAGACCCGATTGCCTGACTTCTTGACGTTTTTGTTCCATGCGCCGACATACCCCACATTCAACCCTTCCGGGCTGAAAGCCGAAACAAACTGACCGTTGGCCTGTGGATGCCCCAGCGGTGCCAGCGTCCCCTCAAGACCGGTATAGTGCTGGTCAATCTCGCTAGCCGGATAAAGACCGCCATTCATAACCACGTTTGCCGGGAGGGTATAGGAAGGAACAACCCAGTGCTCACGCCCGTTGTGTTGTTCCCGCCGGATAGTCTTACTGTTCACCTTGGAGGTGACGTTCACTTGTATTGGCATGAGTTAACCCTTCGCCCACTGGTAGCCACGGGCTTTCATTGTGTTAAATGTTTTCTGAGCTTTATCGATGATGGTGTCGCTTAGCGGCTTGCCGTTTTCATCGACCAGTACCGCGATCGTGGAGCATTTGCAGTTCATGCTGTTTGCATCCTTAGCCCACCACTCCCGTTGTTCTTCTGCGGTGTACAGGTGGGCGTGGCGCGCGGCATGCGTGCTACGGGTCGTAGGACTGAGTGCTGAAATGTGCATCTGCTTTGTCCGAATGCCATATTGCTCCCTGGCTTCATCGTCCTCGTCCAGGCGCGCGCGGCGCAGCGCGGTGGTAATCTCCGTCCGGGCAATACGATTAGCCCGGCGAGACTCAATTCCCGTCTGCGTAGTAATGCGCTTCGCTATCTCCATCGGATTCTGTCCGCGCCCCAGACCATCGGTTAGTATCCGCGCCATATCTGCCTTCACATCGGCGCTGAGATTCTTCATTTCCTCAAAGACACGAGCGCGTACCAGAATCAGCCTGCGGCGATACGGCTCGCTAAGGAGGATTGCCGATACACTTTCCTGTCCCGCTGCGTATACAGCAGACTGCTGGGACAGGTTGGCGAACTCCTGCGCTGTGCCTCGCTGATAAGCGGGGTTGACGTAATCAGCCCAGAACCAGAACCCAGTCTCGTTATCTGCGCCCAAAATCTCATCAACCAGCAATGAAGCATTGCTGAGGAGCATTGATAACTGAGTGGAATCAAGGTCGAAGGTGTAGCGCTGGTTTACTGATGGTGATACAGGGATGCGGTCGAGAATATCGTTGTAGGCCTTACCAATGCGCTTCATTCGCCTGGCGAACTCACTCATTGCTCCGCGCTCAAGGCGGTCGGCGCCTGTTGGATCTTTAAGGTTGCTGGGTAGTATCGGTGACTTCGCTTTCTTCTTCGTCATCATCTCCCTCGGCAAGAGGTTTTGGTGAACCCTCATATCCGGCCGCCACACGAATCTCTTCACCAGTGAAAGGCTGCTCACCAGTTGCCAGGGACACATTGTTTATCTGCGCCATCTTCTGCGCGGCATCCAGTTTTTCACTGTCGGTTTGCGCATTAAGATCGTCCCAGATTACTGTTTTCTGCCCTATCGGGTCGATAATGCCGAGATCGATTAGCTTGTCGCAGAAGTCCTCAATCTCGAATGACAGGTCGCCACGGCGAGACTGGCAGCGAGTATTGAAGTATTTCTGGTCTTCAGTGCTGGAACGCTCAGCCTGCTGATTACCAACAAGGATGCGCGTCGGAATGTCCACGCCAGCAGCAGCCGTCTGGAGGTTAACGTCGTAGGTTGCCGTTGGGTCTGCCACGGTAGTGACAAGCGGCGTAACCGTCGCCCCCTGAGTGGTCATTAGCACGTCGTTACCACGGTTAATTTCCCCGGCGACTTCGTTGAATTTTTCCTGTAATTCATCGATGCTCACGCCATACAGCGACGCCAGATTATTGAAGTCGATTTCCTTTTCGAAGTTAACGTTGAGCTGACGCGCGGCATTTTTCAGGAATGATTCACCGGAACCGCCCTCTACCTTCTCCAGGCTCACAAAGGCGTTGTAAGCTGGCTCAAGGAAGCCAATGGCATCGTCGGAGTAATCACCAAGGATGAAAACGCGATCGGGGTGGATGTTGACGCGGCGACTTGAACCATTCGGCAACCGTTCAGCGTACTGCCACATCTTCGGCTGTCCGTAGGTTTTCGAGTTCAGGCCAGTGTCCCAATCACCAACTGTCAGAGAGCCTGCCCATGCGACAGTAACCTTCTGGAGCATCTTGCCTTTCGTTACAGGCTGATCCCAGTCGAGGGAGTCATTGACGTGCAGAAGGATGCCTGCATAACGACCGACAAGACGGCGACGGTCCGCCTCAGAGAATGAGCGCCAAAACCGGTTGGTGAATACCTGTTTGGACTTTTTCTCCCAGGCGGTTTCGTTTTCACTCTCGTCGGCATCGTCACCCTCAATGATTTCCGGGTTAGTCTGCCAGCACTTGCCCACCAGCTTCTCAACGGCACCGTGAGCAATACCACCGCGCCGGTACAGGGCGTAGAGGTTTTCGTATGTGACCTGCTCAGGGAATCCATATTCGCACCACGCAGAATTACGCTTGGCGTCCAGCCCCATCGAAGGGTTAAGCATCCCCATGCGGGCGCGAGCAAGCCTGGCGTCGTTAATCGCGTGATTAACCGCCAACTGTAATTTATCGTTCATGTCGTGTCCGTTGATTATCGAAGGCGTTTCGGAATCATCATGCCGACACCCTGCTGTTTACGTTTGATATGTCCATCAAGGGAATAGCGGATGGCGTCCCACGTATGCTCATCACCATCAGCCAGTTTCGGCAACACCTCACCGGTGATGCGGTCAGTTTTGTACGACCACATGCGGGCCTCTCGCGCCACGTTCTTGCATCGAGGGTGGATAATGATTTCGTCGAAGCCGCGAAGATGTGCGATGCCGTCCTCAACGCTCCCCTGCCACTTCTCAGCAGCTGAGATATTGAAGCCCTGTCGCTTGAGATAGCTAATCGTCTCGGGTCGAGCGGAGTCAGCCTTGATGGGCCAGTCTCGCGCGCCAGGAATCGTGTCGTATAACTCTGGCATGTGGTCGAGCTCTGTCTGCTGCCCGTATGCCTCGTATTCGATGTACAGCCGGTTGTGCAGGATGAACGAGCGAACAAGTGTGTTGGGGTCTTTGGCGAAACCGAAGTCGGCACCGAAGAAAAGGCGCTCAGCTTCTTTCCAGAGGTTTTCCGAGAAATCAGCGATCCGGTATTTACCTGCCAGCACCTGCTTATCAGAGTTTTCGAGGTAAGCCCCTTCCCAAACCCACGCGTATGTTGCTGGGTCAAGGCGGCGCTGATCGTTCTGTCGCTCACCCTCCAGCACGTCAGGGAACCACGGATTATCCGTATAGTTCATTTCAACGGTGATGCAGTCGTCGCCTGCCTCTTTGCGGAAACGCTTATCCGTGGCGCTGCCGTCGCGCTCCGGGTTCCACGTCACCCAAATCTCTGATCCCTCTTCACGAACTGTCGGGCTCAGCTTCTGCCAGGCTATTTCGCTGACTGATTCAGCCTCATCTACCCAGCAAAGCAGGATGCGCGCTTTCGACTTGATGCTGTCGAGGTTATGCCGCAGACCGCAGAATACGTAGTTAACGCTCTTGTCGATGGTGCGGATGTACTTCTCGCCGATATCAAAGTTGGAAGCCAGCCATGGAACAGACAGGATCGCCTGTTTCACCTCCTGCATGCTCGACTCTTCCAGCGAGTTCATGAACTCACGCGCGCAGAGCACTACGCCGCTTTCACCGTTCATCATCGACTGATACGCCTTTACGGCAGTCATCAGTGCGAATGTGCGCGTCTTGGCGCTACCTCGCCCACCGTGCGAGCACCGGTAACGCTTATTCACCGCGGTAAACAGTGGCGCAAGCTTCGCGGGGATCGGCAGTTGAACGGCTTCACTCATGCTTTCGGCTCAACGGGTAGTAGCTGGATGATTGTCGGCTGCGGCGTCATACTGCCATCAGGGCTTGTATGCTCGACTTTCTGGCGATTAGTGTAAGCATCGCCCATTTCTTTGGCGGCCTGCTCGATAAGTTGAGAGGTCATGCCGTAGTTCTTCATCTTTTCAGCATTGGTCGCCATTCTGTCGAGAACGCGCAACCGGTACGCTTTATTTGCGATCGGGATGTCGGCGATCTCATTCTGGAATCGTTTACGGGTGGCGTTGAACAGATCAATCCACTTCTGGCTCAACTTGGCCGCCATTGCGTTGCCGGGCGTATATTGCGACACCTGCTGCCGCGAGACATCGATGCCGTATTCAGCCTTTACAAGCTCAATGACTTTTACCGGGGTCTCGTAGCAGGCGAGTGATTGAACGATGAAGGCTTTAACCTCTGTCGATAATGCTGCCATCGGTTACCTCCATGACAATCCTAATAAAGTCTATGCCAGCTTCAACATGCACGTCCCGCATGACCTGGCTATATCGATGTGAGCCACTTCTGCTGGCGAGTTGGCCGCATCAACGAGCTCCTGTACTTCTTTGCTGGCTCCGTATCGACGTACGACACCAGTGAATTCTTCGACGTCGTGGCCGCGCAGTGTGAGCACTGGCTGCCCAGTCTCTTTGTTGAACTTCGGAGCGCCGAAATCATCGGTGGCCTGGGCGATGTGGTAAAGCTCATGCTCTACCAGTGCGCAGAATTCGGGGTCACTGCATTGTGAGCAGTAATCAGCCGCCAGCGTGATGATGAACTTCGGGATTCGCCCGAACCATTCATGCATCTGCTGTTCCATTCTGGCTTTTTGCCAACCACCGGCGCGGAGCATTACCTGCTCGGCTTGGCCGAGGACATACCGCCCTTTCTTAGCGAACGAATCGGAAGCCCACATGAAGCAGAGGTCAGCCTCTAACAGGTGTTCGTGGTCAGGGTTATGGATGCTTCCGGTATCGCTGAGGATTTGGCGCCTTACCCACTCATGCACTTCATTGGCGGGAATGAGCCGGGTGTATGGCTGCCAGTTGTCGGAGGCGATGAAGTTAACTGGCGGATAAGGCCTGCGCTCGTCATCGTTAGCCATGAGTTACTCCGCTGTTTGTTCGGTCTGCTCTGCCGGCACTGGAGTGAATTCCACGCGCTTTACATCGGCAGGAGCGAAATACAGCCACTCGCCAGTCTCCGTCGCCAGCGGCACAAAGCCGTTTACCAGCTCAGGCTGACGTCGTGACATCTTGCCCGTGAAGGTTTCGCCTGTTTGGGTGGTTAGCGTGATTTGGTAGATGTCGGACATTGAGAGCCTCTTTATCCGCTTGTGGGGATATCCATATATTTATCCCCTATAAGTGATAGCGACTTAACTATCACTATAGGGGTCATGCATACCTGTGGGGATTAGATGCCACAAGAGAAGTATGAAAACAAAATTGAGTCTTTATTTTCTGCAAGCCAAGTGAGCAAACAGTGGAGATTCGTCACCCAATAAAGAGGACAGTACATCGCCGCCTCATCAACATTAATGAATGGAGGAGTTATGACACATGAGAAAATAGTTAAACTTGCGACCGCCTACACAATGCTTATTGGTGCAGTAATTAATTTGGCAACACATCTTTTAAACTTATTGACCGCCCTTCCTCAATCTTTCTAATCCCCGCCTTATCCAGATTGCACTGCCCCAGCGCCGTATAGAGCTGAGCGTTTAACTCCAGACTTGCCTGCCACGTGAACGGAACCACCATTCCGGGGATCGGCGTGTCTGCTGTTAGCTCAGCGCTTAACGGTACCACCGGGGCTGGAACGTAAACTGTCTGCGTATTCCCGCAGGCTGTCAGCAGCGGCAGAAGGAACGAGCTGGTTAGCACACGGATCGCCCTGTAACGATTGTTTGATATAGACAATGCGTGTTTCGCCTTCATTAGCCAGTTCTTGCTTAGCATTCTGAGTAGCCTGTGAGATATCACGAATTAGGTTCATCGTGGTGATCACGTTGTTGGTGATCGCCTCTGATGTGTCTGCTCGGACCGTCGCTTTATCGCGCTGGTCTTTATAGGTAATGGCGTTGTTTCGGTAGTGATTGGCAACCCATGCCAGTGAAACGATGATACAGACCACTACTGAAATTATGATTGCCGTTACCCTGCTCATTTATGACTCCAGGTGCAAACCTCATACTCAACGTCGCGTCGGTTCATCAATCCTTTCCACTTTTTGCCACCCGCATAAACCCATCTTTTCAGTTCTGCACATGCCCCGTCGTAATCTCGAGCATTTAGCTTTCTGAGCAAAGTTGAATTAATGACAGCCGGTGCGCCTACGTTGTAAGCGAAGGAATAAATAGCGGCGCGTTGTGTTTCAGTGGTAGGAACTTTGATGTGAGGGTCAATCTTACTGGAAATTAGCAGTAAATCCTTTCGAGTTAGCTCATCACATTCTTTGTCTGTGTATTGCTTACCCTGAACAATGTCAGATCCAGTGTGACCATCACATACTGTAAGGACTCCTACGACATCGTGATAAGGAATATATTCCCTTCCCTCTAATCCATTCTTTCCTGACAGCATGACTGTAGCGATAGCAATGGCACCACCGCCTAAAGTGGCAGCTATTTTATTCCGCAAAGAGGTATTCATCAGATTTCCTTCGGTGCTTTCTGTCCGAGTTCGGCAATGACCTTCGCCGTTGCTGATGGATTGGTGGAGTCGGTTTTGTTCAGGATGTCTTGCAGTATCTTCGTTCGCTTCATTTGCTCACGCTTGTTGAGCCGGTAAGTCAGAACGCCGAGGATAATGCTGAACGCGACGCCAATGATGAAGCCCCAGTCCTGAAGTGAAAGGCTGGCAAAGAAAGCCGCAAGACCAGCGCTACCATAGGTCGCATTGCTGTATCTTTCGTCCATCTTCATTTTCTCACCCCCTGAATTCGGGGATCTGTTCAAATTAGGAATTAACGTGGTTGTTGAGTGAACAAATCCAGGATACGTTTATCAGTAACGTGGTTTGTTCGTGACAAAAGGCATGAGCAGATCAGGCAGGAGGCTGTTAGCGCAGTCTCTTGCCGCCCATCTTCACGAAGCCCAGCCATAGTGCTGGGTTTTTCTATTTTGGGAGCACTCTAAATCCGTAGCCACAGATGCGACAGAGGGAGATGTGTGAGGGTCTGGTTGTTGGATGCAGAGTGCTTTCAGAAATGTCGTGCGCCCATTATTAATCACACCGGGCCAGTGCGCCGAATTCGTTAATGAGGAGTCGGAAGACCTCACTGGTGTTTAGCTGTTAGGCTACTGCCAGGAATTGATCATCGTTTGCATTTATCTTTGTGGTCCGTTTCTAAAAAGCCCGCAAAGTCGCTAACGTGACGAAAACTGGAAATGGCACTGACGAGCGTCGTCACAATTACACACCAACCTTTCGCTTCTGCGCTATTCGGGGAATGTGTTTTGCCGTCTGCCTAATACCATTACCAGATTTCGCCAATAAAAAAGCCCCGAGACGTTAATCTCAGGGCTTTCAAGGTCACATTTGCAAACTGTACTGCGTCAACTTTTACAGACCTCTCAGCCTGTGATGGTTGGAGTACCAGGCCATTAGCCGAAGATACCAACTAGGCGGTTCAATGGTGAGCGCCGCCTCTTTTGCCTCACCACCAACGAATGCAGTATCCCATCGTTAGAGTCAAATTTACCCAAGTTTATTCAAAATGTCAACATTCTGATGTTAACTTGTCGCCATCCGTGGCAATCGTGATGCTAACGTGTGACGCTGTTCAAAATGTTGTCAGCGTTAGACTCCTCTTTGTGGCATTGGGTAATCAGAGCGTCATACAGAGGCTTAACTGTACGAGACCATGTAGGTTGCGTCAGGTCTGGTACCAACACCGCTACAGCTCGATACGCAGCGCTTGCTGGCATACGTGAATAACCAACTCCCTTGCATCGCCCACACTCTTTCTCGACTATCCTTCCCCATTGTTCTGTTTTCGCCAGGTCAACAGCATGTCCTGTTCCATGGCAGTCCCTGCATCGTGCGCCAGGTGTTGCAGCGCTTCGGCAATAATCCGCATAGGCGAATGTTGCG